CCTGGAGCCGTAATGGTTATGCTTTGTAATTTCTGGGCCATTAGATCACCTGAAAGGTAAGCTCCGAGGGATATCTGTTAGCGTCAAACGCAACCGCATCTGATAGAGCAGTAGACGCCACAGCAAACTGTTCTGCTGCTGACTGACCACCTGTCTCACCGCGCTCCCGCAAGGCCATAGCATACGCTAGTTGTATTACAGGGTTGCTAGGAATAGATAGGCTGTCTGAGTCAGAACTAAGATCTGCCTGCGGCACAACAACGTCAAAACGCAAGGAATACACAGCGTTTGGCTCTGGATACAATTTAACCTTAAGATCCTTGCTTGCATCCGTGCCAACAAATGTAAAGTAATCTGGTGATCCTGCAACTACAGCAGTGTTGTAGTACACATTATTAAAATATGACTTACTTCGTTGATACATAAACTTTTGTGATGTCGTGTTCATGACATCTTTAATAACTGCCTGATCTCCACTACCAGTTATTGAATATTCGCTTGTCCCACTTGCCGTATTTATAGTTATGGCATCCCGCAATGCAGTCCAATCAAATGAGTTTTCTACAATTTTTTTTGCGTCATTAACTAGATCGCCAATTAAGGAGGAGTAGTCTGTTTCATTAACAGTTGTAACTGTATCCTCCCGTAATCTGCGGAGGACGTTATTAATTAAATCTAAATAGGTCATACCATTCCTCCGAATCTTTGTGCTATCGATCCGATCATACCTAATCGTTTTTCTACGTTATCTAATTTTGTAAATAGTGGATCAAACAAAATGCTTTGTGTAACAGGTGTTTCTGTCAACATAGTTTTTATTATTGATTCTTTTTGAAGATTCACATCTAAAATATTTTTTAAAATATTGATATTTACATTTGGATTAACGTTGGGGTTGACGTTGGGGTTAACGTTGGGGTTAACGTTAGGATTTATATTTGGGTTTATATTTGGATTTATATTTGGGTTTATATTTGGGTTTATATTTGGGTTTATATTTGGGTTTACATTAACATTCACATTCGGGTTAACGTTTGGATTAACATTTGGATTTACATTTGGATTTACATTTGGATTTACATTTGGATTAACGTTAGGGTTAACGTTTGGATTAACGTTAGGGTTAACGTTAGGATTGACGTTAGGGTTAACATTCGGGTTTACATTAGCATTGACCGCTGCATTAGTAGCAATGTTCGTAGCTGTATTAGCATTAACACCTGAATTAACTGCTGCATTAACCGCACTATTTACCGCTGCATTTGTTGCTGCATTTACATTAACACCTGCATTTACCGCTGTATTAATAGCTGTATTAACTGCTGTGTTTATTGCAGTAGTAGTATTTACTCCCGCATTTAATGAATTTGTTAATGAGTTGTTAATTGCAGTATCAATTGCAGTATTTGCATTTACTCCACTATTTAAAGCAGAGTTAATATTGGTAGCAGTGTTTGCCGCTGTATTAGCTGCTGTGTTAACTGCTGTAGTAACAGATGTCGTTGCAGCTGTGTTGGCTGCTGTAGTTGCTGCTGTGTTAGCAGCAACATTACTACCCGTTGTAAGACTTGTTAACATTCCTGTGTTAGCTGCGGCATCAGCAGCAGCCTTAGCATCAGCAGCGGCTTTAGCATCTGCTTGTGCTTTAGCATCTGCAGATGCTTTGGCAGCAGCATCTGCTGCGGCTTTAGATGCAGCATCTGCTTTTGCTTTTGCATCGGCGGCAGCTTTAGCATCAGCAGCAGCCTTAGCGGCAGCATCAGCTTTTGCTTTATTTGCGGCATCAGCTTTAGCTTTAGCAGCGGCGTCAGCAGCAGCTTTGTTAGCAGCATCTAAGGCAGCCTTAGCTTCAGCGGCTGCTTTTGCATCTGCGGCTGCTTTTTCTGCTGCGGCTTTTGCATCAGCATCGGCTTTAGCTTTAGCTGCTGCGTCTGCGGCGGCCTTATCAGCAGCAGCTTTGTCCGCTGCGGCCTTTTCTGCGGCGGCCTTATCCGCTGCCGCTTTGTCCGCTGCGGCTTTATCGGCGGCTGCTTTATCGGCCGCTGCCTTGTCAGCTGCTGCTTTAGCGTTAGCAGCATCCTGTGCAGCTTTTTCTAACGCTCTTTGTTTTTGTAAAGCTAGATCTGTATTGCCATCTGATTGTGCTTGCGCTGCTTCTTTTGCTAACTGAGCTTGTCTTGCGGCAGCAGCATCTTGTGCAGCTTTAGCATCAGCGGCAGCCTTTTCAGCGGCAGCCTTTTCAGCGGCGGCTTTTTCTGCAGCGGCTTTAGCAGCGGCGTCTGCGGCAGTTGTATCTGTTTGTACTGGGCCAATAGCAGGGCCAGCATCTACAGTTACTCCTTGATCCAAGGTTACTCCAGCCTCTGCTGCTCTGCGATTAATTTGATTTACATCTACTCCTGTGGCTTGTGCTATTTGTTGAGCAGACACGTTATTTTTATTAGCAATAAACGCAATAGCAGCCATCGCAGCAGCACCAAAACCAAATGCCGCAACTGCTTGGTTGATCATTGAGTTAACTGCTTTATTAGTTGGTTGTTGTTTAGAAACTGTTTGTGTTGCTGCCTGTGTTCCGCTTGTACCTGAAGCGGTGGCTGTTCCTGAAGTTGTTGTTGCTGAAGTTGTTGCTGCTGTTTCTTCGGTTGTTAAATCTGTAGTAGTGTCATCAGCAGTTAAATCTGTAGTTTCTGTAGTGTTCAAACCAAGTTTTTCTGCTTCCTGTAAAAAAGATTGCGCTTTATCAGTTGTTTGATCAAACGTTTCAACTTGACCAGTTCCAGTATTTATTTGTTGTAATGCCTGTACTTTGCCTAGATCACCACTAAAATCTATGTCTTGACCAAGAACCTGACCTTCTTCAAATCCTGGCTCTATATCTCCTAAATTTAAATTTCTATAAGGGCCTGAAAATTCACTATCTAAAACACTACCTAATCTATCTAATGTGTTTACATTCACATCAGTAGATAGATCAGTTGTTTGACTTTGATCCTCAGATGCTAACGCGCCAGTAACAGAACCTATAACATTTCCAGCAGCAGTTTCTAATGCTGCATTAGAATAAGCTCCTTGAGTTAAAGGAACATCTACTCCTATATCTTGTAAACCTTTGTTTGCAGCAACTTGTTCTATAAACCCTTCTCCATATTCTCCAAGTCCTTCTGAAAGACCTCCTTCTGCTGCGTTTCTTACAATACTTTTGCGAGCCATATTACTAGCTATGCCAGATACTATTTTTTCAAAACCAGTAGAACCAGCCGCAGCACCTACTAATCCACCTGCTGCAATAACTCCTAATTGATCTGAATCATAAGATTGAGCTTCTAAAGCTATTTGTGTTGCTTGGTCATCGTTATAACCTTGCCTTAAAGACTCTTCATACACTGCGTCATATATTGCATCTTTGGATACACCAACTCCACCAAGCGTTCCCATTACAACATTAGTTGCAGCTACTGCACCTGGCCCGCCACCCAAAGCTATTGTTGCTCCTGTGGCTGCTAAAGGTGCAACTGAAGTGCCAAGCGCGTTAAACACTACACTTGCTGGATCAACACCAAAGGCTTTTAATCCAGCTTTTGTTTCTTCCCACCAACCTTGGCCTTCAGCTTGTGCAAGTATTTCAGACATTTTTTCTCTATCTTGTTTTACTTCGGCAGAAAGATTTTCATCTAGGTAATCTATGTATTCTTGTAATTTATTAGACGCTGCGTTACCTGCACCAAAAACGTCAGTTACCATTTTGCCGCCAATAACAAGACCTTGACTTAAATTGATTGCAGCATCAGTAAGTTCTTCTTGTAAATTTTCTGTCGTTAAACCAGTTGCTGTTGGCTCGTTTGTTAATACATCGGCAAGCATATTTGCATCAGCAGCAGAAAAACCAGAATTTAATAAATTGTTAGTAATAAGTTCATTTTGAGTTAAATTTTGTATTTGCTCATAGTCTTTTGCTAAAGCATCAACAAATGCTTGGTCTCCTGTTTGAAGACCAAAATTCAAACCCCCAATATCAGAAAGGCTGGTTATTCCAGCACTAGCAACAGAGTCATCAACCCATGAAGGCAAGTCTTGAACCTGACTAAACATACCCGTACTTGGATTGTATAGGTATGAAGTTCCTCTTAATCTGGTAAACGAACCCATTACTCTTCCTCAACCATGTTAGCCAGCATATAGTGGACGTTGTATTGCGAAATCCCTACTAGATTCTATATTGTCTGCCATTGTTAATTACCCTTACCATTAGAGCCGCCATAAAAGAACGCAGCACAAGTACCCAAAATACCGCTTAACTGGCCTAGAACTAAGCTAATTATGGTTTCATCGTTCTGATCGTGCGGCATAATAGTTACAGCCATTACATAAGCTCCGTATAGGAGCAACGCTAATATACAAAACACTTTAGGGGTTATATCCCCTGAAAACTTAGATCTAGCATCCTTACGGTCTTCGACCTCAGTCTTAAACGACTCAAGGTCTATTTCCATCTCTTGGATGCGGTTCTTAAAGTCTTTATCGGCTTCTTTAAGTAATACCGCTTTTTCTGGCTCTCGCTCAATCAGATCCTCGATTTCATTAGCAGTAGCCTCCGGCATACCTAGCTTTTGAGCTGCCATTTTGACAGCCATCCCTGCCATTGGACCGCCAGCAGCACTAGCAATTGTCGGAGCAAGAGACTTTAGTAATCCACCTAGTTTCATTTAAACAACAACACCAGTTGTATAATTAGTCTTAAATCAGCTATCGCTTTTACTCACGCCTTCGGCGTTTTCCTCCGCGACAATCTCATCGATCGTGTCACATACGTCAGGAACCACTACACCCGCTGTAGCCGATAAAGCAGATCTACCTACTGCCCTAATGCCTTTATAGAACTGACTACAATAGATCTCTTTATTATCTATAACGCCTTGCACCGATGTGCAGCTAGACAGGACCATAAATGACAATATAACGGCTAATTTCATTTGTTTTCCTCCTCAAGAAAACGGGTTAACGATGCTTTGTATCCATCCATATAATGATCGGTTACGCGATCTTTTAGCCCGCCACGATCTGCTATTCGGAAACTCTTCTGGGGATTTATAAACGTACCGCCAGTATTGCTGAAATACAGCATGTCTTGAGACATTGAAGGTCCATAACAAAGCCTTGGGACTCGTGCCACCATGTCGCTGCCTTGTACACACGATATCTGCGTGTCTAATGTCATTGGGCGTTTAAATCCTTTGAAAAACACATTAGGTTTGCCAAAGGTTATTAAGTTTATATTGTCATGTTTACCGTTTAACTTAGCCGCAGATAATTCGGCTAACGCACCACCTAAACTATGCCCACAGATTAATGTGCGCTTTTTAGGATCTAAATGTTTCTTAATCTTGCCCCATATTGAGGCATGCTGCGCCACAAACCCGCCATGACATAATCTGCCAGCATATGGCACAGGTATTACAAACATATCAGTTAATATATCGTTAACTTTCTTTTGTGTTCCTCTAAATACAATAACGTCTATTGTTTTGCGCTTAACAACAAATGCGGTTGCGCCTGTCAGTTTGTTTTCGATCTTTATGGCATCTTTATTTTTGTCGTTGTATGCCTTTATTGACCAGCTACAAGCCATATTTAGCAAAACAGGATCTATCTTCATTTTTCTGCCTTGTTATCTAATTTTTTAAAGATCGCACCAA